TCTACTACCTCTATTTCTATGTTATCGGAGTCTTTATTTGTGCCTACAGTAGATTTTACTCCTAAAAATTTTTCTTCTGCACTTTGTGAAGTTTCAGGTAATGATTGACTATCTGTTACTTCTTCGGCTGATTGTGTTTCGGTCATACTCTTTCTATGCCTCTTGGGTCTTGAACGACAGCTTCTACATTGTCGTCATTAATAATTCTAAATTCTTTGCCGTGTATTTTTAAGCGTGTGCCTGTAAAAGCACGGAAAACAATCCAGTCTCCTTCTTTGCACCATGCTCCTGATGGGAATTTCTTCTTGTCATCATAGCAATCTTCACCCATTTTTAAAACAAAACCAACTACTGTCGCAATCTCTTCCGTGTGTATTTCAGTTTCAGTTTTATAAATGCCTCCTTTAGTTCTATCTTCTGGTTCTGGTAAAGCAATTAAAATTCTATATCCTTGAGGTTCTGGAAGTTGGCTTGCTGTATCTTCTTTAGCCTCTGGTTTTTCATCTTTTCTTTTATCAACTACTTTTATTTTTTTTTTAGTCGGTTCAATAACTCCCATTTAGTCCTCCATCATTCTGCTTTCTAAATCAGCAATCTCTCTATCAGCTATAGATAATCCTTCGATGATACCTACAACTTTTTTATATTCTGAGTATTCTTTGGCAGAACCTTGTCCAAGATTTTCTTCAAAATCTTTTCTTCTCTTTTGTAAGTTTTGTCTTAATAAACTAAAAGCTGATTCCGCCATCGAAACTCCCTAAATATATTTAAGTATATATTACACAAAAACAATGATTACACAATTATTTTAAAAAAATTATTCTGTTTCATTTACAACATCGTCTTGAGTAGTAATTCTTATGTCTATTTCTTGTGATTCTGGAATGTCAGCGTTCAACATTATTCTTGAACTACCACAACCTACAAGAAAAACAGTGACTATAAAAATAAAAACTAAATTTTTCATAATGCCTCCTATTTATTTTGATTGTTAATTTCTCTTTGTATTTCTATTGCGAGTCTTACTCCTTCTGCAAATTCTTTAGCTGAGTCTCCTTCACCCTTCATTGCAGCTTCAAGTAAAGCATCTCCAATTCTTTGACCTAGTTTAGCACCTTCAATCTTTTCTTCTGATTGTATTCTTTTCATTTCTGTCATCATTTCAGCTTTAAGTTTAGCTTTATTATTTTCGGCTTTAGCCATATCAGCTTGAGCTTTTCTTATTAACTCGCCTTCTTGAATATCAAGCTCTCTGTTTCTTTGTTGTATAATTGGGTCTTCCATTTGTTCTTGTATTTGTTTTTGTTGAGCTTCTTGTTGTTTACGAACTGATAATTTATCAGCAGCTTGTGCAACAAGTTCTGAAAGTCTTTTTTCTACATCTCCTGGTAAAGGTTCTCCAATAGGTGGTAACGGAGTTCCTAATTCTTCTTCAATTTGTTTTCTATATAAGAATGCCAAGTGTTCTCTAATGTGTGCTTCTACTGCCATAATTATTTCATTTGCTTTTGCACTTTGACTTAATAATTCTTGAAACTCAGGGTCTTGCATTCCTGCTGTATGTACAGCAATGTGTGCTTCATGATCTTGATATTCAAATGCTTTACAAGGTATACCATTTAAGAAATTCATGTTTTCTGTTACAGGATCAGTAGGTTTAATATCATCTTTACTAGGAATAACCTTATCAACATTTTCAATGCCTAATACTTCTAGCATTTGTCTATGTAATTCAGGCATATCATACATTTCAGGTGATTGCTGTGCTAACTGTAAAGCTGCTTGATACTGCATAATTCTTTGAGACATTGTAGCAGCATTTGGATTGCTTACTGGTATGACATCTACACGACCATCAAAATCTTCAGACTTTAAAAACTCATCTGGGTCTTCATAATAAGGATATTCTGGTGGTGTAAAATCTTTTATTATTGTTGTTAATATAACAAACTCTTTGTGCATAGCTGCATGAAGCCTAGATTGAATTGCACTCATAACTTTCATTTGTCTTTCCATAAGAGCAAGAGTAGTTCCAACAGGTGCTTCATTGTTCATGTCAGCAATTTTTAAATCTCCTAAACTTGCAAATCTTCTACCTTCATCAACAATAGTTGTAAGTAATGCATACAGTGTTTGACTTGGTTCTTTGTAAGGTAAAAAAGAAATATTTTCTGCTATAGTGCCTCCGGGAACATCTACATCTCTAAACTCTCCAGGCATAATAGGTGTATCATCACCTTTAATTCTAAGACCTCTAGTTTTAAGACCACCTGGTAAATTTGAAAGAGTACCTGCATCAACAAGTTGTCTTAATAAAGATGTTGCTGATTTACTTAGTCCTCCAATCATATGTATTAAACCAAAACCATAAAAACCTAAACCTGGTAAATATTGATAGTGAACAAAATGTTGTATTTTAGTTTTTTTAGGATCGTTTTGTTTATAGTTTCTTCTAATTGCTAAAACTTTACCATCAGCTTTATTAACTGTTACAATATATGGAAGTGCAATACCTGTTGGTACTCCGTTTTCCATATCCTCAAAACCAGGTAAATCTAAATCAATTTGCATTTCAAGAATAGTGTGTCTACCATCATCATCATAATTAACACTACTTTCCCCAGTTAATTGGTTGTATTTGTCTGTTATTTCATCAATATCTGGAGCAGGTGAGGGTAGTTCAATATCTCTAAAAAAACCAGAATGCATTAATTTTTTAATTTCATTTTCAGATTTTTTCATAACATGAGTAGCTCTTTCACATGTTAGAAGATCGCTTGCTCCATAACTTACAACAAAATCTTCTGCTGGAACAAATATAGAGCAAGGTCTCCCCATGTTTGAATCATAGTAAACTTTACGAAAAGCTGATCCTGCAAGGGGGAGAGAGAATAGGAGCTTTTCAGTTTCGGTTCTATATTCAACCATGTTTTCAGTTAATAGATAATTCATATACTCTTGTATTCTATTAGCTTGTTTTTCTTTTTCTATGTTAACAGTTCCAACAATTTTAGTTTTTACTGGACCTTCTGCTGGAAATATTTCTGATATAGCTTGTGATTGAAACCTTATAACTGCTTCAGATAAAAGTGGATGAAATACACCACAAGCTCCGGGCCATGGTTCTGTTCTTTCATCAACAGTAAGACCTAACTGGTCTAAACCTTTTACATATGTTTCTTCCCAATCTGCTCTTGATTCTTTGTCTGAATTAAAACTATCTACAACATCGTTACCTATTATATCTAATTCAGTATCATCTAATAATTCTGCTAAATTTTCTCCAAAACCAGATTCTAAACCACTTGTTTCTTCAAAACTAATTTCCATTCCCCCATCTTCAGTTTCTATTCCAACTGATTCAGGGTTTACTATTTCTATCTCTATAGCCTCACCATTTACACTTTGTGGTTTTGATTCTTCTACAACGATTCCTTTTTCTATAGCCATTTTTTATCCTTAATAATAATCAGCTCTTTTTCTTTCGTTAAATGGTTCTTCTACTTCATCACTAAATAGACTAACAAAACCACCTTGTCTAAACCTTATTAACGCTTGCGTACTGCTATCAACAAGGTCATCATGTTCTGCATTTGGAAAAGCTGCAAATTCTTCAACAACTTCTTCTGCCCATCTTGTTTCTGGACACCATACTATACCAGAAGCGAATAAGTCTGCAACTGCATTCACACGAGCTATCTTATCATTTCCTCTGCTTGGTGTATACTCTGAAACTGGAATACCCATAGAACGCAACTCAAATATTAATGGAGTACCTGCTGCTTTAGCCTCAACAATAAAAGCATCAGGTTGATAATTTTTATACATTTCCATTGCTTTTGCTTTTAGTTCAGGAAACTCTAATCTTTCTTTGTATGCGTCAAGAAGAATTAATTGTGGTGTCATCACGCCATCAAATTCATCTTCGGCATAAAATACACCCCATGTAGTACAAGCCGAGTAGTCGGCTCTTTGTGTTTTTAAAAATGCTGTATCCCAAGATTGAATAATAAACTGACATTTAGGTGGGGTTTCATGTTCCCAAATTTGCCACCATTCTCTTTTAACCAAAGCACCTTCTTCCGAGCTAGGGTTTTGTTGATATTGTGCAGACCATTTAGAAACAGGAAGTTCTGCTTTTAATGCTTCAAGCTCTTCTATTTTCCAAAATTCTGGCCATAAAGGATTTCCTGAAGGCATAATTGCAGGAAGCTCAATTACCTTCCATTCATCTGCACCACCTCTTTTGATACTAGCATCTATAATTTGACCAGTTAAATCTCTGTCATGCCATCTAGTCATAACTATAACGATAGCACCACCTGGCTGCAATCTTTGTCTTGGACCAGAAGTATACCATTCATAGGTTTTATTAAAAACATTAACATCAGCAGAAGCACCTTCTTGCTCTGAATGAGGGTCATCAATAATTAATAAATCAGCACCTTTACCAGTAACAGCACCACCAACACCAATAGCAAAATATTCTCCACCTTTATTTGTGTTCCACCTACCAGCTGCTTTACTGTCTGATTGTAATTTTACATCTCCAAATACACCTTGAAAATCTTTATCTCCAACTAAATTTCTGACTTTACGACCAAAACCTACAGCTAGTTCTGCTGTATGTGCTGTTTGAATTACTTTCTTTCCGGGAAATTTACCTAAAAACCAAGCAGGTAAAAGATAACTAGCAAACTCAGACTTAGTATGTCGAGGAGGCATATTAATAATTAATCTTTTTAATTTGCCATCAACAACATCTTGAAAAGCATCTGCCATAATTTTATGGTGATTACCATTAATAAAAGCTGGCCACATATGTTTTACAAAAGGAAGATACTTTTCCTGACATTTTTCTCTATTTTTAGCGTCTTCTAAGTTATGAAGAATTTCAAGTATTTCTTTTTGTTTTGCAGGTGCGTAAGTAGACAGATTGTCTAAAACATCAGAAGAAGATATATCCAGAGTCATTTTTTTCCTGCTTTTTTGTTTCTTGGAAAAGACCTATTATTTCTTTTAGATGTAACAGCTAGATTCTTTTTTGAATTGTTTTTAGGGTTTCCGTCTCTATGATGAATATCTTTACCATCACCTTTACGAACTTTACCACTCTTTAATGCTCTATTCCTAGCTGTGTTTCTTGCTGCTCTTCTTTTCTTTTGTTTATCTGTTCCTTGATAATTTTTATATTCTTTTTTGTAATTTCTAGCCATTATCTTTTTTTACCTTTATGTAAACCATGTCTAGCATGTTGCTTACCTTTAGATGTGGCTTCTCTTTTCTTTTTGTTTGCTCTTGAAAGTTTGGCTCTTCCTTTTGCAGTAGATTTTAATTTTTTAATAGTAGAAGAAGGTGCATATACTTCTCCAGTCTCAGATGATTTTTTTCCACTAGGGGTTCTCCATTTTTGTTTACCCCATCTTTTTAAAGATTTTTGTGTTTTTTTAAGTGCCATTATTTATAGCCACCACCTTTTGCTTTATATTGTTTAGCAAGCATTTGTGCTTTTCTAGCAGACCATTGTCCTGGTCTACCACCTTTGCTTCCTGCTTTTATTTTATTAAATAAACTTTTTCTCATAGAAGGTTTAGTATAATTACCTGCTTCATTTACACGAGATTTAGTTTTCTTTTTTGTTTTTTTCTTTGTAGCCATTTTTTTACATTACCTTATTTATATAAATTGTTAAAGGTTATATTAGGATCAGTGTAACTTTCATGTTCTTCACTACTATGTATTTCTTGACTAGGCATAAAGTCAGGAGCACCTTCTCCTGTAACCCATAACGCAGGATTAGTAACCCTTACCCTGTTATTTGGCAAAGCAACAATATTTCCTTTCCATTGACCTTCAGTTAAATATAATACATGACTTTGTTTGTGTTGATCTGGGCTATCAGCTATTTCATGCTCGGTGTAATCAACAGTAAAAATATATTTAGCCATATAAAACTCACCATCTATTTTTGCATACCAAGGTGATGATGATGCTCTGTCTATTGATAAGACTGAGTGATGATGTGACATACAATCCCAAGGTTGACATAAATGATTCTCCATTCTGTCAGGCCATTCTTCTACAGGAATATCTGCTACCATTCCTTGTATTGGCATTCTAGCCCACATAGCACCACCATGAACATTATTGTCCATGTCTTCACAACCTGTAAAAATTACTTGAAATGATAACGACCTATCTGGAATGCAATTAACTGCTACAGCTAATCCATGAATAAACTCTCCATGATATTTCTCGTGATTAGCCGTAAACTCTTTTCTTACCCATACCTTAAAGTATGGAATATTAGATATTAAATAAGACATAAAACCTCCCTAATTTTATTTATCTTTTGCCGCCTCTTGTTTTACCTTTAACTTTTTTGCCAGCTTTCATGCGAGTAACTCCACCTCTCATTTTTCCTTTAACAGATTTACCACCCATCATTCTACGAGCCTTTCCTTTTACGGATTTGCCACCCATCATTCTGCGAGCTTTACCTTTAGATTTTTTCATAATTATCTCCTTTTGTTAACATTTCCACCTTCTTCTCGCTTGTCTGATTCGAGAATTAGGATCATTTCTAGTTTTAGCACTACTTCTTTTTAATTGACCTAATGACCTAGCACAATAACTTTTTCTTCTTTTTGCAGCTTTACTACCTTTTTTAACTTTACCAGTAACAGCAGTTTTTAATTTAGAGCCAGGATTTTTTTTACGATATTCCCTTACTCCTTTTGCTGTCATTCCAGCACCAGATTTAGTAGGTCTATAATTAGCACCTTTGCCTTTAGTGGTTCTTCTTATTGGTTTTTCTTTTTTTCTTTCTGCCATTATAAACTTTTTGCTACTTCCAATAGTTTTTCTGATTTCTCCAATAGTTCTTCAGAATCTTTTTCTAACTTTACAGCATCATTTAACAAAGCGATAGACCTTTTTTGAAAATAAGATGAAACACATCCCTGTAATATATTTCCATGTTGTTGCTCTGTTAAGTATTTTTTATGATATTCGCCATTAACATTAACTAAAATATAAGTAGCTTTATGATCGTGATTAAAAGTTATTGTTAGTTCTTTAGTTTCCTTCATTATCCTTATCCTTCATAAATTTGTAAGTTGGCATAGTTACTTTAGCCTTTTTAGCTTTTCTATAAGCGTGTAGCTCATATTTCCAGCGTGCATTTTTTTTATATTCATCATTATTTTTTGTCATCTAACTCACCAACTAAGAAATTACCTCTTACTTCAAAAACTTGATTGTTGTGTTTTAGTTTTTCAGCTCTCTCTTTTTGTTTTCTTTTTTTTCTAGCTGATTTTTTACCACTACCTGGATATAGTTCTGGAAACATTTCTCTTAACCATGGTCTTTTTTGGGCAGTATGTGACCTCTTGCCTCTATAGTTTTTATCTTTCATTAAATTCTCCCTTGTTAATAAAAAACATAGCATTGTTTTTAATTATTTGGAAGCCCTAAACTAGGGAGGGCGTTTAGGACTTCCTCGCCTTATTTCGAATCATCATGTCTTACCCATAAAGTATGGAGCATGGGTATCGAAATACCAGCGAAACCATTTACTTGCAAAAACTTTCACAAGAGTATATACTTAGATATATACTAGTTAGAATCTACCTAGTAGATTCTATACTGTTATTTATCTATACTAGATAATACCTAGTATCTAGTATTATACCAGAGGGGGTTTCGATAATACCACTAAAAAAAGTAAAATTTCTGAGGATAAGGGATTGTTTACCTAAAATCCTGAAAAAAAAGGGTTGAAATCCTTAAAATAAATTACCAGCGGAGGAAAAAATGGTAGAAAAAACAAAAAAAACTAAAAATGTTAAGAAAAAAACAGCAAAAAAGACAAATTTAAAGAGAGCTCGTAATAAAAAAGGCCATTACATCAAGGATGATCCAAATACTCCTGATATTAATGAAGCATATGAAAAACCTAACAACCAAATATTGCAAGAATTAGCTAAAAAAGACAAAGAATTACTGCAAAGTGTTGAATCTAAAGGAAATTTTAGTTTTCCAGGTATTTTATTGGCTTTAGTTTTAATAGGTTTAATGTTTTTAGCAGCTAATTAGTGAAATCAATAGTATTATTTGAGCAAATCACTGTGTATATGATAATCCAGTAATCGTTATGTATCTAGGGGGTTGGGGTGCTGTAAAATCGTGTGATAATTAACCTTAATTAATCTCAGGAAATCCGAGTTTTATTTTCAGGGGTTGGTGTTCTCTTGCTAGTGTTAGTCAGTTAAACCTAACTTGCGTCTGAGTTCTTCCTCTAGTTCTTGGACAGATTTATTTTCGTCAGTAGACTCAACTTTGTCTGTAAACATTGCAACAGATTTTCCGAGCCAAGATAACGCAGACACTTTGGCATTAACATTTGAATCCTCATCTTCAATTATTTCCTTCAATCCATTTTCCACATACTCTTTGACAGAGAGCATGGTGGCTTGTGCAGTTCGGTCAATCATTGCCTGATGTCGTTCTAAGTGTAGGGTAATCTTTGGGTGACGAATTAATTTGCTACTCTCAACATAGACCGAAGAATCTTTCATGCCTTCACAATCATATGCGAGCCGATAACTTTCAGTAGCCGAGAGTTTTCCTTTGGTTATACCTTCCAAAAACTTTTTCTGTTTCGGTGTCAGTATCGGTAAATCGGTTGGCGATTTTTTCTTACTTGCCGATTCACTTACTAAAACTAATTTTGGTTTGTCTTTGTCTTTATCTTTCATAACTATTTAATCCTCAAAATACTTTCAATAAGTACCACAGAAACTCAGATTAATTCAATCTTAAATTTACACCGATAGCTCTGACCCCTGTGTTTGTTTTTTTTCAATCATGCTTGATGTATCTAGCGAGTAAATATATTTGCGTGACCTACAGGTAATTATTTAAATATATTAGCTGTAATATTTATTCTTTATATTTCGTTAAATGCTTGTGAATGTTTCGATTAAGTGCTACAAAGAGTAATGATTCATTTATTAATTTTATAGGGAGATAATCAATCATGAATGATACTACAAATATCAATATTAAAAACGCCAAAGATTTCACAAAGAAACTTTGGATTTCAGAAAACGAAAAGGTCAACAGTCTTGTTCCTCTTTTGCGAGGTGGTTCAGGTATTGGAAAATCTGAATCAGTAAAGCAGTTATGGAGAGATGAAGAAATCAATCTAGGACTGACTCCTGTAATGAGTCCAACACCTACTGCCAAAGAATTTGGTCTAGTTCAAATTATGGGTTCTCATTATGGAGTTCAGGATTTGTACTTGCCAACATATGACAAAGACCAAGACGAAATGGTTCACAAGTTCATGTCGTCACTACCAAAGAATCCAAGTTCAAAAGGAATATTATTTCTTGATGAGGTTGGTTCTGCTAGTGCTGATGTGCAGAAAGTTTTTCAATCTCTAATTCTTGAAAGAGAAATTGGTTCTTATGTACTGCCGAAGGGTTGGAAAATTATCGGAGCAACAAATAGAAAAGAAGATAATGCTGGAGTTGGAAATCTCAACATGGCTATGCTTAATAGAACAGCAGTTCTTGATATTGAGTTCTCTCATGAGTCTTGGGATTTATGGGCGAGTGAAAATGGTGTTCACCCTCTTATCACTAGCTACTTCAGATTCGAGCCACAGAATTTATGGAATTACGATAGAAAAAATAAGAGCGAACAATTCTGCTCACCAAGAAGTGCTGTTGCATTATCTGAAATTTTAAATGCTGACGCAATTATTGATGAATTAAAACTTGCTACTTATCAATCTACTGTTGGCTCAGAGGTTGCTCAAAATATTTTATCTTTCGAGAAAACTTTATCCAAAGCACCGAGTATGGAATCAATTATTGAAAATCCTCAAGACGCAGATTTTATTAGTTCTGAAGATACCAATATTAGATTTGCTGTAACAGGAGCATTGCTACAAAAAGTTAGAGAAGGCGACAGCAAGAAAAGAAAAGAAAAAGTTTTCAGTTCTGCTATCGAATATCTCAATAGATTTGAGAGCAAAGAGTTCACAGTATTTTTTACTCAACATGGTATCAAGATAGAAAAAGATTTGATGAATACAAAATCATTCACAGATTTTTCTCTAGCTAATACTGAAATAGATTTTGTTTAGTGGAGGTTCTAATGAAACAAGAAGAAACAAAATATAATTTAGCTGAAGATTTACATACCAAAGCTACACTTGTAAAAGCTAGAGCAAAAATTTGGGGAGCAACAAAAGACTCCCCTGAATTAACTCAAGCAGTAGCGAGTGATGTAAAAGGAAATGCTGATTGGTTTCAGGTTAGAAAAAATCTTATAGACCTAACACCCATTAAAGAGATGAGAAAGTTAGACAGACAAAGAAAAAATGAAATGTCTTATCATACTTGCGTGTGGGATTCAGAGTGGAGATTATTGCCTAATGAGAATAGAAAAAAATACAATGAAATTTGGAATGATTTCAAAGGAGATTTTGATTCTCTTAGAGATAACCTCATCAAAGATTTACCTGACCTAAAGGCACAGGCAAAAGTTGAATTAGGTTCTGCCTTTGACGAAAACTTGTACCCTACCAAAGAAGAAATAATTGGTGGGCAAGTAACCAAACAAGTTGGTGGTACGAAGGCAAACCCAATTTATAAAACCAAAACTACGAAAGGTTTAATTCATACCGAGTTTTCAAACATTGAAATACCCACAGTCATTGGTGATGTTTCTGATGAAACTTTTACCACCTATGGTGAAGGAGGAATTAAAAATCTTCTTGGTGAGGTTAGTAATTATTCTATTTCATATTGGGATAATAAATTGGTTGAGGTTGCAGAAAGAAATCAGGAAGATTTAATATCAGGAATTACTGATGTTGTGGTTTCTTTGAGTGAGTTCAATCCTAATGCTGAAACAGGAAAGAAAAAACCTTTCAGAGATTCTAAAATTCCTAACCTTAGAAAAACCTTAACAGGATTAAAAGGTAGGAATGAAATCTTTAATGATGAGCGAGTAGAGGAAATTATCAATGCTGTTGAAAAGGCAATCGGTAACTCTACAAGTAAATCACTTAGAGAAGATTCCAAAGAAAGAAAAACAGTAACAGAAAAATTATCTAAAGAGTTGGAAAATTCTAAAGATATTTTTGGTGTTTAACATTTTAAAATTATAGGGAAAATAAAATGAAAAATATTGAATTAGAAATAAAAAGAGTTAGACAGAATATAGTCATTAATAACTCAGGTTGGGGTTCAATCATGCTACCCCTGAAAATAGAAGAAACTTCTGATGTTCCTTTAATGGCGACAAATGGGGTGGCAGTATTCTACAACGAGGTAGCATTAAATGGTTGGTTTGAAGAACATGGTGACAAGTTAGCAAGACAATTAATTGAAACAGTTTTCTTGCATGAGGTTCTTCATGTTGGTTGGCAACATATGACTCGAATGGGAAAAAGAAATCCTGAGATTTGGAATATCGCTACCGATTTGGTAATCAATACCGAGTTGGAATACATGAGCAGTAAAATGAATCATGGTGCTAATATTCGTAAATTAGGTGGAATTGAATTTTATGATTATCAAGATTATTTCAATGTTGGAATGAGAGAGTTCAAAACATTGAGTGCTGAGAAAGTTTACCAAATTCTTATCACCAAAAATCCACCACAAGAAACTGCTCAAGGAATTATTATCAATCCTTCTACTAACCAAGCTGAGAATGGACACAATCAAATGGGTGGTGGTGTTATTCAATATGATGAACAAGAAGAAAAGAAAAAAGATATTGAAAGTGGTGGTGACGGAAAAGGTATCAAAACCTCTGCTCAATTATCTCAAGAGATTACTGAAAGAATAATTCAATCTGACCAAATACAAAAAGCAGTTGGTCAAGGTTCAGATTACAATTCAGTTGGCAATGCTAGAAACGGACAAGGTGTTCCTCAAGATTGGAGAGATACACTTAGAGATTATGCTAGTTCATTAGTTGAAAGTTCTGAGCAATCCTACAAAAGACCTAACCGAAGATTCGTTGCTCAAGATATGTATTTACCGAGCAATGTTGAAACACCAATGATGTCTATGGCTTTCGCTATCGACATTTCAGGAAGTGTTGGTCTAAGAGCAAGACAACAAATGGTCAAAGAGATTGAAACAATTCAAGAGGAGTTCGAGATTGAAAAAGTTTATATCACTTATATCAATGACCACCCTGTAGTCCTTCACGAAGATTTACCTGATACAGACCTGATGAGGTTTTGGGATATTTTTGAAAGAGGTGAGGAGATTGAAATGCGTGACATGATGAATGGTGGCACAAGTTTTAAACCTTTCCTAAACCTCATTGAGAAAACTAATATTCAAAATGAGATTGGGTTCGCAATGTACTTTACCGACTGTGAGTCTTGGGATTTAACTGATGATGATGAGCCTGACTATCCTTTCATTTGGGCTACCACAGGATATGATAGACCTGACAATGTGAGTTGGGGAGAAACAGTAAATATTTATGAGGAGAGTTATTAATGGTAAATGATTTTATTAGTATTGGAGATGTAGCCGAGCAATTAGTTGTTCGGCTATCGGAGAAAGCAATTAAATCAGGCAATCTAAAACCTGAACAAATTATCCGTTGTCTAAAAAAATACGACAGCAAACTGTATAAAAAATATATTAGGTATCTTGTAAATTTACATATATCACCTGATATATTTAATTCTGATGAGGTGACAAAATGAAAAGCTACGATTTTAATTTATATGATTTCTGCAAAAGTAACCAAACAAAACAGATGTATGAAATTCAGAGTCAGTTGTTTACAGATATTAAACATAAGAGTATGAAAAATTTTGACAAACAAGTAGACACTAGTTTTGATTTTAGTGGTTATAATAAAGATTTTAAAATAAGTTCTTTTGTTGGTCATATTGAATCAACAATGGAGATTGATAAAAGGTATAAATACGATTACGAATATGTAACTAAAGACCAAAAAGTTTTGATTAAAGCGAGTAGAGGTCTTGATACTTTAGTTGATGAGCCTATCATGGTGTTGGAATATAAAACTAAAATCGGTTATTCAAAAGATAAGATAGTTGATGAAACTGTTTACCTCACCAATCCACATGATATTTCTCAAACTATTAAAAGTAATATCAGGAATAAAAACTATTCAACAGATGACAAACTAATAGTTCATGAGTTCGAAAGTTTTTTAGAATTTTTAAATTACATAAAAGATAAGAAGGAGAATCAAAATGATTGATAAAGAGTACGAGATAAGCGAGCAAGAGTATTTAGCAGACCAACAAGAGTACGAAGAGTCAATGAATCACTATGATGAAGAAGGCTATTGTCATTTTTGTGGCAGACATAGTGACGAAGGGATTCATTATAAATGTTGGAAATAACTAGAGATTTGCATTTTTTGGGTAGTTTTAGAAAAAAACGACCTTCATAAATGCGATTACAGAGGGTTTTAGGGGTCACCTGATATGTAAGTACCCCCCAATTTTAGACAAAAGGATAAGAAAATGAGTAAAAAAAGAGGTGATAAGTTGAGAGAAGAATGGAACATAGAAGAAGAAACTATTCAATTAAGTAAAACTATAAACATAAGAGAAGATTTAAAAGAAAAGATATTTCCTGTAATACATGATAACAGAGAAATGGCTCAGTTCTTTATGGATAATTTTAAATTACATTTATCAAAGTACCCTTTCGAAGATGAGAAAGAGGTCTTGGAAATGGCAACAAGATTTTTAAATTTAACTATGGATTATGTTTTTGCTGATACAATACTGAATGATGTTGACTCTTGGATTAATAATAAAGAAATGAAAGATAGCGAACAAAAACTATCAATTCTAAAATCACTTTTACAAACTTACAAAGGAGAAAATCAGGAGGGAATGAATGTCCAACACTAAAAAATTTAAAAGTAAAACTACTGTAAGGGTAGGTGAAAATTTATATGTCGGTGAATTAAATGGCTTAAAAGATTGGGTCAAAAAGTTAGACGAAAAATATAGAAAAGAAAAAATTAATTACGAACCAATGAACAAGGAGAAAAATTAATGACTGTTTTGACTGTAGTTGATATGAAGAAAAATAAAACTTTCATATATACGGAATTAGAAAAGGTTGATAATTCATTAACTGATTCAGGCTTTCCTAAGTTTATTGAAGGCAAACACGATTGGTCAAACTGCACATGGGGTTACACTAAGTCTTATTGTTTTGTGCATGATGATTAATTAAGAATATAAATTGGGTTTTGTGATTGCCCAATTTATGACCTAGCTATTTTAGATTTCCCTATAGTCTAATTTAGCTAGGTTTTTTTTTGGCAAAATTTTGTGATTGTCGGATATGCTTTAATGTAAATTTTTAAAAATTGGCTTTGCCAGGATTTTGCAAATTTTGTAAATTTACAAATTACTGGAAGCACCTAATGTTGAAAAAAAACATCAAAGAAAAAAAGGCATAGTTGTATATTTTTTTACGAAACCCACAATCGTATGAATTAAATATATCACCTGATATATTTAAATGCAGCTTTTTTTTTCTAAAATTTTTTCAAAAATATCTACTATCATAGATTGTGATTGTCGTCTGATTCATTCTTTTTTCTAATTTTGGGGGGTTACTCAGGTATCAACCCACATCTAAATTGCTCTGTATGGGCAAATATGGAGGTCGTTTTTTTCCAAATCACTACAAAAATTGCAATAATGCTAGTCTAAGTCAAAATCTGTATCAAACAAAATCTCAGTATCAATGTGTGGTATTCCTTTCTTTACTGCTTTTTTTAATACTTCTTTCCTCATTTCATCAAGACCCTCTGAGTCATCATAAAGAAAAAACAAAGCACACATCATAGCCCAAAAAGAATCGGAGTTTAATGAATCAACCATAAAGGTAACAAGCACTTCATCATCTTTAAATATTAAAGACTCTTCATTACCAAGTTCATAAATTATATCCACATCTCTTTCTGAACCTTTTGACTTATCAGATAAAATTTTCTGTTTAGTTTTTATATCAAAAACATCTGCCATACTTAAACCTATTGTTATTTGTTGGTCGTTGCAAATTATTTCTAAATTTTCCCAGGTTGACGCTTTTGTAAAATTACAACGAAATTGATTACAGGTTAAATGTAAAAAATTAATTTGGCACTATTTTTTTTT